TGAGATTATCGTTAACGATACTCGCTGTAATATTACTTTCCTCCTGCGTAAATATACCGATACCTCCGATTGGAAAGGATCAAGGCAAACTTGGTTCACTCCAACTAAAATTGGCGGTGTCGTATATTCCTCGCATTAACCCAGATAACAAAAAAGAAAAAGAGAAAGAAGACCCAAGTGTAAAATATGCATTTGAGCAATTCTCAAAAACACTAAAAGACAAATGAAAATCGTAAACATCCTATTGGAACGCCTGTCAGAGAATAGCACATGGCGCGGAATCATCCTCGTAGCGACTGCTCTTGGAGTTAAACTCGACCCAGAGCTTCAGAACCAAATCCTCGCCGCTGGCTTGGGATTGGTCGGCGTCATTAATGTCCTTCGTAAAGGCAAGTGACCAGAGCCGAGATAGAGAGTATGCAAGCCCGTATTGGCGTGAAGCCAGACGGGTGGTGGGGGCCAAAGAGTATGGCTGCTTTAAAAAAGCACCTTGCTATAATGTCTCCAAATCCTCCTATCTCACCAAAGCCTAGCACGAAAGCCTGCACAGAATTCTTCGGCAAGCCGGGGCAAGTTCCTATTGTGCGAATCAATGCTCCATACAAGATGTATCTGTATGACGGGCCAGAGGTGATCAGCGGGATTCCCATCCACGCCAAGTGCGCCGAAAGCCTTATTGAAATCTTTGAGGACTTGCTGGACATCTATATAACTCCAGACTCAAGAAGTGCAGCAGGTATCGACAAGTTCTTTGGAAGCTATGTCAACCGACCACAGCGCGGAGGATCAGAGCCAAGCAAACACGCATGGGCTGCGGCAATCGACCTAGATGCTAGCAACAACGGACTGCACACAGTCTGGCCTACAAGATCAAGGATGCCGCTACAGGTGATCGAGGTATTCGCCCAGCATGGGTGGATTAACCTAGGTGCGGTGATCGGAAGAGACTCTATGCACTATCAATTTAGCCAATAAAATCATTTGACTTAAAACCAAACTATCGTTAACGATAAAAACATGAGTTGTTCAAACAATAACTGCGGATGCAGCCCCAGCGGATACCCAACCGCAAATAACGAATGCTGCACAGATGTAGCTTCATACACACGCTTTGCTTATAGCTCTGCACAGTCAGCTTATGCTAACGCTCAGAATGCAGAACAATCTGCTGAAGACGCCGCAACAACATTAGCCAATGTTGTTCAAAAAACTGGCGACACGATGACTGGTCTTCTTGTTCTTTCTGGCGATCCAGTTGTTGCATTAGGAGCATCTACAAAACAATATACAGATACGAGAGTTCTCCGATCTGGGGATACAATGACGGGATTCCTGACATTGAATGCCGATCCAACAAACAACCTCCACGCCGCAACAAAAATCTATACTGATACCGCTGACGCATTAAAGGTTTCCAAAGCTGGCGATTCAATGAGTGGAGCTTTGACTGTAAATAGCACAATTACAGGAAACAGTATTGTATCAAATGGAGCTATCTCATCAAATGGAGCTATCTCATCAAATGATTCTGTTGCTGGAATTGGATATGTGTCAGGCGCGGGTGCTTCCGTAACGCAGTTAATATCACAAACAACAGCCGTAATAATTAACAATATCTGTGGATCAATAGTATTGTTTTCAGCAGCACCAGTATTAAATACTTGGTATTCATTTACTGTAACAAATAGCGCAGTCGATGAAACAGATGTTATTCTAATCAATCAAAAAACAGGAGCAAACAAATACGACATCGTAATAACTGCTGTTGCAAATGGAAGTTTCCAAGTATCATTTTCTTCTATTTCTGGAACTGGAAACGAAGCTCCAGTATTTAACTTTGCCGTAATTAAAGCAGTAACATCTTAATCTTATGCCTTGTCAACCAGCACCTCCTTGCGAGCCTACATTCCCGCTTTTCTGTGAACCGCTTCCAGCAACGACAGATGGTCGCAGATTAGTAGTTGAAGACTCTGCATCTTGCCAAAAAACAATCGCCACAACTCCATTTCCAAGCATTCTAAAATCAACGAATGCAGGAACTATCGAGTGGGAGGGCGGATCGACAGGATCAGTTCTTTCTTACACTACTGCTGGCAATATTGAATTTGTTGACGGATCATCTACTGACCCTCTCAAATTGCCAAACGCAGCAAGCCATACGCTAGACAATGTTCCAAAAACATTGGTCATGCTCGCAGATGGAACTGTGAAGGTATGGGAACCATCTCTGACAGCAGACAAGTTCATTGCCTATTGGGATGGTGGAGACTGGCGCGTTAACACTCTCAACAGCATTCTTCCATCTGGACAAGGCGTATTGATCCGTGACACAGCTAATACTCTTCAGATCGTTCCAAATGGAGTCTCTGGTTCATCCTTTCAGATGGTTGGAACTTCTCCGCAATTCGTAGCTGCCGCGCCAAACCAATTGCCGCAAGGATACCTATTTGGTCTTACAATTGAAAACAACGGAGGATCACCATTTGATACACTTGATATCAACATCGGTCGTTGCCGTAGTTCAGACAATACATCTGACTTGGTTCTATCAGCGTTAATGACCAAGTATGCGAATACTGCTTGGAACCAAGGAACGAATGAAGGCGGATTGGACGCTGGCTCACTTGGAGCGAATCAAACATGGCATATATATGTAATTTCAAACAATTCTGCTGTTGATGTCATATTCTCACAGAATGGAATTTCTCCAACGCTGCCATCTGGTTTTGGTTTGTATCGTCGCATTGGATCATTCACAACAAATGCTTCCGCGCAAATACGCCAATTCTCTCAAGTCGGAAATAGATTTTATTATACAGAAAGACCAATAGTATCTCAATCTGGTGTTGCTCTTGGAACTGGAGGAAACCTAATTACCTTAAATGGCATTCCAGCAGATGTCCGTGTTAAGCCGATCATTTCAAGCCAAATCACAGCAGCGGTGGCGTGGGCATTTTACGAATCCATATCCACATATCCAAGCACTCAAATACCGGGAGCGAACAATACTACTGCAAATACATACCTGCGCCAAGGCCAAGCCGCAGCAATGGTTGGTGCTTACAGCTTGGAAGTCTATACAAATTCAGTCAGACAAATCGGAATTGATGTTAGCGCAGCAGTTACTGCTGGTGCATCTGGACTTTATGTGGATGTCTATGGCTGGTATGATGATCGCGGTCAGTATTACTAATGGCTACTGAGGGATCAGTCTTTGATGGATTCACAAGTGTAATAGCGCAAGACGCTGATACACACCCTTCTTATTTGCCAGAGTTCTATGTATCCGAATCGGTCAACCGCACATTTCGCGGAGGGATTAATAGAACAAGACCGAGCATTCGCAACCTACAGATAGTTGCAGGAGAAGATCAGCCAGAAACTATCGTTAACGATATTCAGATAGGAAATTTCCAAGGAGCCTTCGCATATCGTCGCACCAAGTTAGAGGCAAATGACGGGATAGCAATTTCTGTATCTGGCACAATCTATTTTTTAAGGATAGTCAATAATATCGCATACGCCTACAAGCTCATTGATGGTAACGATCCTGACATGATGCACACATGGTTTGTGCAGGCAGAAGATCGCCTTTACATCCAGAACGGATATCAGAACGCAATTAGCTGGGGCGGGGATTTATCCGAGCCTGCATACCGACTAAATCCATTCGCTGGAAAGATGCCGATTGGAACGATCATGGAGTATGCTTTTGGTCGAGTATTCGTTTCAGACCGCTTCAACCGCATCTATGCATCTGACATTATCTATGGTAATGGATTCACAAATACTCTGAATACAGAAAACTTCACAGAGATCACATATTGGGCAGAGGGAGGTGCGTTCTCCACACCATCCATGATGGGGAATATTACAGGCATGAAGGTGATGCCAGACTTGGGAGATAACCTTCGCGGCCAAGGGGCATTGGTTGTGCTTTGCGGGAATGGAGCATTCTCGATGGATGTCAGTCTTTCTAGAACGCAATGGAACACATCAAATATCCAACGCATCTCACTTCTTGGAAGGGGATGCACAAGCCCATATCTGACTACTGTGAATAGCGAACTATGGTTTCGCTCGCATGACGGATGGTCATTCTACTCCAATAGCCAAACAGAGTTCTACCGCTATTTCTCCATGAGAAAACTGTCTCGTGATGTGAACAAATGGGTTTCGCGTGACACGGCTTGGCTGAAGCAATTCGCCAGCACTATGTTTATTAACAACTACTTGATAAATACAGTAGCTCCGCAAACAAAAAGCACACAAAAAGAAAACGGAGTGACTGGACTGCATAGATACCATCGCGGGATGGTGGTTCTTGACTTAGACCAAGGATCATCTCCAAACCCAGACGCTCAATTATCTTTCCGCTGGAACGGACTCTGGACTGGCGTTAGACCAACTCAACTACTTTCAGCACTAATCAACGGAGAGCAGCGAGGATTTGTATTGTCTTTCGACTCTGATAACAAGAACAGACTTTACGAAATCACAAATACCCGCACAGCAGATTACGGCCCTAATGGAACTGTAGAGATTGAATCATTCTTTACTACGGGTCGATACGACTTCAGTAGATCGCAAGAAACAAACAGATTTCTCCGAAAGAAAATAACTGGTGGAGAGATGTGGTTGTCTGAAATACCGGGCGAGGTTACAAGCTATGTCCAATATAGGTCGGACTCCAATCCATGCTGGAACAATATCAAAGAACCTAGCACATTTGGATGTCCTCCATGCTCTCCTATCGTTAACGATAATTGCTATCCAAGGCGCGGAGGAAATCTTTTTAAGAGATATAAATTTAACACGCCTGACCCAAGTGACTGCAATACTATTGATGATATCCCTGCTGTAGAGGGAAGCGAGTTTCAAATCAAGATAGGACTAACAGGAAACGCAACTGTGGATCGGGTTAGGCTTATGGCTAATATTAAGAACAACGAAGATAGTCCTATAGGTGATTGCCCATCAGATGAAGACGGCAATGAGTGTCCAGAATTTTTGTGTTGCCAAGATCGTTATTGGGACTACTCTATCGCGCAAGGTTAAAAAATGGATAATCAAACTTCATCTCCTCAACTGATATTCCCAAATGTTCCAGACGATTTCTGTCCTACTGGAAACTGGACTGAAATCTTACAGGCATTTGTAGATGAAGTTCTTGCAAATGGAACTATCAATGTGCCGGGATTGGGCGATGTGACTCCCGCTGAGATTCAAACAATCAATCAAGAAATCCAATCTCTACAGAACCAAGTAGAGGCATTGGATACTTTGCAAATACGAAGGGGAGTATTTACTGGAGTTGGCTCTGGAGATAGCACAGTTCCAATTAACTTTGATTCCGACATGACCACAAGCGATTATACTGTGACTCTTACTCCAGTTCTTCCTTCATCTCCGATTACTGCTGCTTCTCCAAATCTATTTCTCCTCAATGGAACTAAAGCTATTTCTGGATTTACTGTTGCCATTGAAAACAACGGAACTTCCCCAGCAACTACCATAACAAGTTTTGAGTGGATGGCTATCTACTCAGAGTAAACAACAAACCAAAATAATAATATGACACCTCTAAAAGGAACAGACCCGCGCCTCGTTAGCGGCGGCGCAAGCACCCGTGGAACCATCCGTGAAGGTATGGGCAATATGCCAAACCTTGGCGCGAAGACACCAAGCCCTTATAGCTCTAAGCCACTTCCTACGGTTGGCAAGCCAGTCACCCAGTTCGGTGGCCCTCAGTAATTATCGTTAACGATAAACCCTATGGGTGATACCCTCGCAGAAATGGTCGAGGTGGTTAAGGGCTTCGTAGGCGATTCTGGCGTTTGCTCGTCGGAAAGAGCTATCAAAGCAATTAACCAAGCTCGCAGGCTTTTGTGGAATAAGCGTGAGTGGAATACTACGGCAGAGTATGTAGATATCTGCTGTGCTGATTGCTGCTTCACGCTTCCCAATCGTTATGAGCAGGTCAAACTTGCGTGGATTAACGGAGAGTCAGTTAGCCTAGCTGACGAGTGGTTTAATGCTACTCAATGGAAGAACCTGTATAATGCAGGAAACTCCTGCCACAGACTAATCACAGAGATCGGTGGGCGTCATGTAGTATTCCAAGAATACACAACGGCTCCATACCAAATCGGGATTATGGTGGAAGACCCATTGGATGTTGGCGTGACGCTTACATTTGAAGCTCAGGACGAATACTCAACATACCACACGGTCAAGGTAACAACGATTCTGCCACCACAAAAAGCACTATCTGATCTGCGATTTACTGGTTTAAGATCGGCAAGCAAGCCGAAGACCAAAGGACGGATTAGAGTTTATGCCTACAATCCAGACAGCCAATCAAGCTTACTTCTAGCGATCTACCAACCGAATGATATTAACCCATCATTCCGCAGGTTTCGGATACCGCGCTCTTGCAATACGATTACGCTCTACGCTGCGAAGAAATACTTCGATCTTGTAGATGAGCAGGAGCTAGTCGAGTTCTCCGCAGATGCGATGATCTATGCGGTATTAGCACTAAACTCACGGGAGAATCGTAAGGCGCAGGAGTTCTTGACTAACCTTTCGCTTGCTGTGCAGGAAGAAGAGAAGGCAATGGAAGGCGACGAGATTCCTACCGCCGCTCCACTTCGCATCGCAAACTTACAGCGACCAGATAATTTAATTGGGAATTATCTTGGCTCGCCGAGTGCGGATGACTATTTCTATCACCCATGACACTAACGATCCAAGAGAATATTGACGCACAAAGCGTCCAAGGTTTTGGAGACCCAAACGATTTTCTTAACCAAGCAGATGTTGAGATTCTAAAACTGCCTCCAAGGGAATGTCCGTTGATTCACAGATTCACGCCCGGAATGTATATCCGAGAGATATTCATGCCAAAAGATACTATCCTAACCACTCTTCTTCATCTAACGACTCACCCATTTTTTGTATTGCAAGGAGATGTTTCAGTCTACTACAACGGAATTCCAACGCAACGATACAAGGCTCCATATACTGGAATCACAGAAGCTGGAACACGCAGGATGCTTTTAACTCACGAGGATACGATTTGGACAACTTGTCATGTTACTGATCTAACTGATCCAGACGAAATCATTGAATCAATTACTTCAAGAGACTTTAATCCGTTAGTGGACAAAAATGAAGCAAGGTTTAATACTTGGAGACATAACAGGAATTTAATAAAATGATTCATATTCCAATTGAACAAAGGTATGATAGGCGGAACCAGATGTTTCATTCATCTGCGTTTGTTATTGCGGGAACTGTTGTTTCTGTTGCTGCTGCTGGGGCTGGAGCTTATATGTCTACCCAAGCGGCAAACAGAGCTGCTTCCGCTCAGGGTAGATTAGCTGGCAAAAGCTCTAAAGAATTAGAAAAAATCCAACAACAGGTAATGGATATACAAGCACCACAATGGAATATTGCCACAGATATTGGAGATGCACGAAAAGTAACCAAATACAACATTGAAGAGCTTGAAAAAATATTCCCCGGCGCAAAGACATCCCGCGAGATAGCTGGGCAGACTGCAATTGCATATCAGAAGGGTGAGATTCCAAAAGATGTGCGTGACTCAATCATGCGTAGTGTTGCTGAATTGGGTGGAGCTGGATTTTCTCCACAGCAAGAAGGAATGCCGCAAGTCGGGGGATTCCAAGCAGCCCAAGGATTGCTGGGAAGACAATTAGGGCTTCAATCAGTTCAATTGTCTCAAATAGGAAATCAAATCTCCCAAGGATGGCAAGCTCTCGCTGGATCATTTATCGAATCTCCGCTTCAAGTTGGTCAAGCTCGATTGAGATTTGAAAAAGCCGCCGCTGATGTTGAGTTGGCTAAACTAGGAATGGCACAAGAAGGTGTGATTGGCGGATATGGAATGCAAACAGACACTATTGCATCAAGACTCGCCGCAAGCCAAGCATTGGCTAGTGGAATTAGTTCTACTGGTCAGGCATTGGGTGGAGGTATTAGTTCCTATGGAATGGCTAATGCAGCAGCGCAAGGGGCAGGAACGATTGACTATAAAGGTCAAGATTATGGAAGTGTCAAAGGATATAAAGGGCAAACATATAGCCCAGCAGTAAGCCAATCAGGTGGCCTTTATTACAAGGCACAACCATCAGTATCGGCATCAGCATCAGCATCAAGAGCCTTAACAGGAGCATACGGATAATTTATGAGCATCGCTGAAATGATAAATCAGGGAACGGAGAGACAGTCGCAAAGCTTTTCTGTCTTGTCTCAAAATCTTAGCCGCCTCGGACAACAGGTTGGTCAGCAACTAGCCATGCGCGAGTATCAGAAGCAAGCTGCCGAAGCGTTGCCAGCGATGCAAGCTGCCTATCGTAGCGCGATGGACGATGTATCTAGGGGATCGGTTACTGAAGGCTATCGCAAATTCATGGATGCCCAGTTCCAGTTTGGCGGATCGCAGAATCCATTTATCGCTCAAGCTAACGAAGCTGCTGGAACGATCTTCCAAAATGCCTCCACGATGTATGAGAAGCAGCAGCAACGCCAAGCTCAGTATGGTGGTGGTGGAGGAATGGGTGGTGGCGGAATTACTCCAAGACAAGCTGCCGAAAGTGCATTGCTTGGAGATACAGGGGGTTTGCCAGTAATGGGTGCTGGAATGGAAGCTATCGAAGTTGATCCAGCAACAGGTCAACCTATCGCTGCTCAAGCTGATATGGTTAATCTTGAGGGTGAATTGCCAGAGATGGAAGGCGTTGGCGCGACTGATGTATCTGCATCTTTGATTGATCTTGCAAATGTAGCTAAATCAGAAAAGTTCAAATCAGCTTTGACTGAATCCGCGAAGAATCCTCCGAGTGAAGCCACTCGTAAAGATTTTCAAGCATCAGTTCAAAATTACTTTTCTTTGAAGGATGAGGAAAAGAAAGGCGTGATTGATTCTAATACCGCCACATTCAAGGGACGAAAAGAAGCGGAAACTACAGCAGGAAAAGATTTCTACAGAATCGAAGGTGCTGACAGGATTCTTGGTAAGCAGTATGAAGGCATGATTCTGAAGCCTTCAGTTGAAGCCAAGGGAACAACTGTTGGTAAATCACAATCTATTTCCTATGGAACAAACGCAGAAGACTTGAGGAAGTTTGAAGGCAATGTATCTGGTGCTGTTTCCGAATTGAACCAAGGCAAGGTTGGTAACTTTATCTCTAATACAGGAGGCGTCTTCAATGTTGAAAAGGATGTTCTTGAAGAAGATATTGAGGATGAATATAGTCAGATTAAAAAAGAAAAAGCAACTTATCTGATTGATAAAAACAATCCAGAGAACAGAATCAAAGTTCTTGATGATACTCAAGTTAAAGCATTTGATATTCTAAAGACTGTTCCATCAGAACTTCAGCGTTTAACTGGCAGAGGAGCAACTGCATCATTGGTAGCTATCCAAAGACCAGTTGGCAAAGGCCCATCCGCTGAAGCAGCGAAGGGATTACCTGCGATGACGGCAACACAGCCGACAAAAAGAAAAGTAGAAGTTCTCACAGATAAAAGTGGAAGATATTACTTGAACGCTAAAGGCCAAAAAGTTTATATTAAATAATCATGGCTACAGAGTTCATCGAAATCTCCGAGGAAGAATATCAGGGGGGTGCGGGTGATTTTATTGAAATCACAGAAGAAGAATTTAATGCGCCAGCAGAAGAACCAGACCAACCATTCTTCGCGGTAGAAGATGTAGTATCTGCCATCGGAACTATTCCAGAAGCTCTTTCCGTTGGCGTTCCTGCCGCATTCCAGAAACTCGTTACTGGAACTGCAATGCCAGAAGAGTCCGAGGCTATGGAGAAAGACATAGCCTTCCAAGAAAGGATGCGCCAAGAGCAGCAAGATCGCCAAGCAGCAGGAAAGTCTAGCATGGTTGGTGAGGCTATCCGTGAGGCTGCTCCTAGTATTGCTACTTCATTCGGTGGCCTTGGTGCTGGCATTGCTGGCGCGGTTGGAGGAACAGTTGTTGGTGGGCCAGTCGGCGCAACAGTCGGAGGCATGGCCGCATCTGGAACGGCATCATATCGAATGGCTGCTGCTGATCTTCTCTATCGTAGTTTTAAAGCCCTTGAGGAACAGAAGGGATCACCTCTTACCGAAGATGAAAAGGCACAAGCCTATAAAGAATTTCTCCCGCTCGCACAGAACTCAGCCCTATGGGAAGCAGGGCCAGAGGCAGTCAGCAATGCTGTATTGCTAGGTGCTGGAAAGTTTGTGTTTGGTTTCGGGAAGCCACTAGCAAGAAAGCTCGTTGGTGAATCAATCGAGAGAGTCAATAAAGGCATTGCTTCAAAAGTGGCCGCTGGAACTGGTGCTGTCGCTGCTGAACTAGGAACAGAAACAATCACGGCTGTCGGTCAATTTCCTTCCCAAGCAAAGGCAGAGCAATTCGTAAAAACAGGAACAACTGAAGGTGCGCCAACTGAATATCCCGGCGGTGCTATGCAAGCATTCAAGGATGTTGCGCCTGCCACTCTTGCTCTTACTGGTATGATGGCTGGTGCTGGTGGTGTTGCAAAAGCTGCTACACTTCCATTCCAAAAAGCCAAGACACCAGAGCAGATCGAGGAAGACAACATCAATCTAGATGCAGACCGAGAGGCTGATAATCTTCTGATCCCTGATAACGACACGGAGTCTAAATCAATCAAGTCGCAGATTGATACGGAACGCGCTGACCTCGCTATTAAAAAGGAACTCTACAATACCCTACCAGATGGCGATAAGACCAAGGCCGTTCTGGCTACCGAGATCAAGGAATACGAGGGTAGGATTACGGGGCTAGACAATACACTTCGTCAGAGACTTGGATTATCGTTACCGATAACTACCGCAGAAGCAGAGCAAGCCAGACTAGCGAGGGAGATAGAGGCTGGACAAGAAAGATCATCTGAACTTTTATCTTCGGAAGAAGTTAGCGGATTAAACTTCTATCATGGAGGGTTGGAAAGAGATGCGACTCTTGAGCAAGTAGACCTTGCAAGGGCAGGCACTCAACAAGAAAAAGGCGGAAGAGGATATGGGGGGTTCTACATGGCGACAGACCAACCGCGATCAAAAGCGTGGGCTGAAAAGTATGCAACGGAAAGAGGCGGGAAGCTGCATCGTATCACGCTTAATCCAAGTGCTAAAGTGGCAAGGGCAAATCAGATTGAAGAACTGCAAGGAATGCAGAATATTGATAGGCTAACACTTGAGCAGCGCAATGAACTTGCAAAGAAATACGATGCTGTCATTGGGAAAGACCTTCTTGGCCGCGAGCAAACCGTTTTGCTTAATAAGGATGCAGTAGCCACATTTGATCCAGCCACACAGCAGGATGGACAGTATGTCTTTGCCGCCCCAACTGTTAAGGAAGGCTTAACAGTTCCTCCTGTCACTCCCGCTGCCACGCCAGCCCCACCAGTCGCAGAAGCTCCCGCTATCACGCCTGCCCCCGTAGCCGAGACTCCTGCTGTAACAGAAGCACCCGCCGCAGAGGTTGCGCCTACTCGCAATTGGGAACTTTACTCAGAAGAATTGCGCGGTGATTTAGAGTCTTTTTCAGCGGCAAGAGGAACAGGTAGAATTGATTATGATTTGATGGATGTTGCTGACAGATTTGTTGATTTTGCAAAAAATGATACAAGTGGGAAGCCTCTATCAAAGCTAGTAACTGACTTTGGTAAAACAGATTTCGATGCAACTACTTCACAAATTAAAAAGTTAAGAACATCTGTAAAATCAGTTGAGCAATTAGAGCAATCCGCCGCGCCAATAGCCCCCTCCAAACCCGCCCCATCTAAGCTCCGTGGTGAAGCGGGTGGCGTTCTAATCCCATCACGAGAAGACTTCATCCAAGCAGGCCAGAACATCTACGAGGCAGGCATGGAGTTCGGGGCTTGGGCCAAGCAGATGATCCAACGCTTCGGCGATGCGGTGCGCCAGTTCCTCGGCGATGTATGGGAAACGGTGAGTGGATTCCCTGCGAAACTTGAAGAGATGGCAGGCTACCTCCCCGGCAAGGGTGAGAGAGGCGCGGTGACATTTGGCAGAGGCGAAGAGCCGAAGAATATGGATGCCGAGTATCTTGCAGCGGTAGAGGAAGCCAAAAAGACTGGCGACCTTACCAAGGTGCAGAGGATGGTGGATGAGGCGGCGAAGAAGGCTGGGTATAATGTAAAAGCAATTCACGGAACCCCCACCGAAGAAAGAATTGATGTATTTGGAAGGCGCGGAGAATTAACAGGAATGAGAAGCGCACAGAAGGCATTCTTTTTTTCTGATAGCCAAGATGTAGCAAATACATACAGGTTTCAAAATAGACCAGCTCCCAACGAGTCAATAGTAAATCAATGGATTGATGGACTATCTGATGATCAAGTGTCTATGATTATTCCTTCTGAGTGGGGAATATCGAAAGATGACGCAGCTTGGATGCGTTCATCAGTAAAAGACCAAGCATTAAATTTCACGAATGAAATAGGAGAGGATATTTATTACGCTATAGACGATCTTGTTGATTATGCAAAATTAAATAATATTCCATATCCGTCAGAACTTGATCAAGAAACAATAGGGCAAACAATACCGGTTGTTCTAAATATAAAAAATCCATACAGATTTACATACGATGAATTTGAATCGGATGGCATTAACGGAATAGTTGATCGCGCAATTGACGGTGGTTTTGATGGTGGCATTTCTTCTGAAAGAATCCCAGATGCTTATGCTGGATCAGATAACAGAAATCCTCCTTCTGGAATAATTAAATTTGTTTTCGATCCATCTCAAATCAAATCCGCCGACCCTGTAACCTACGATGACGCAGGAGATGTCATCCCCCTATCGCAGAGGTTCCTCCCAACCTCGTCTGATATTCGCGGAGAAGCAGCACCCAAGAAGCCAGTAGAACCCGCTCCAGAGAAGCCGATAACCGATCCCGCTACTCCAGATGAGCAAACCCAGCAGCTAGTCCAGCAGGCTCAAGAGCAAGAAAGCCTAGTTGATTCTGCCGTGAAGGAGGCTGGAACAACAGTCTTTGATGTCTTCAATAAGCTAGTCAACGAAGGCAAGACCGAGGATCAGGTAGCTAAAGAGCTAGGCATTTCTAATTACGATGTCCGCAAATACAAGCTCCGCGCAGATACTGCCATCTTAAACAAGATGAAGCAGAGGAAGGTTAAGCCACTAGCCTTCGCTCCAAAGAATCCCGTAGCAGAATTCGCAGAGAAGAACCTTCGCAAATACTTTACGAAAGAAGGCTGGCTACCAAAGGCAGTATTCCAATCTTGGGTCAAACGAAACGCAGCCCTGTCTAGGGAGCAGAAGGAAGCTGAGTTCGCTATCAAGGATTTGTATGCTGGCATCAGAGAAGTCTTTGGCATTTCAAAGATGGAGATGATTACGAAAGGTCTTGTCTCTGTGCCGCCAGAGTTCGTCCAACAACTCAACGATGCCTTGGCTGGTAAGATTGACATCAATACAATGCCAGAACCTGTGCGTGAGCCATTGACCCGCATGAGGCAGCACATTGATGCCATGTCTAGGCAGTTGGTTGATCTGAATGTATTACCAGATGAATTGTCCGCTAAGATTTCCGAAAACCTTGGCGTATATCTGACCCGTAGCTACAAGATTTTCACAGATAAGAACTGGATAAACAAGATTCCAACCGAGAAACTAACCGCCGCTAGGAACTTCTTGTATCAACAGCAACTCAAGAACGACCCAGAGGCTACTATCGAGATGGCAGATCGTGAGCTTCGCAATATGCTCAACGACTGGGCAAGTGATGC